GCAACAGAATATGATTCTACTGCTATACCAACAATTTCAAATATAAGTGGAGCAACAAATACTTTTGGTTCAACTACTTACTATGCTCATGAAGTAGGTAATAATGAAATAGCTTTGGATGGAACAGAGACAGCTATATCAGCATATATACAATCAGGAGATTTTGATTTACCTATAGAAGGTGATGGTCAATATATGTTAAGACTAAGTAGATTCTTACCTGATTTTAAAAATCTTCAAGGTAATGCAATAGTAACTATATTCTTAAAAAATTTTCCAATTGATTCAGGTGCATCTTCACAACTTGGTCCTTTTACTATAAATTCTTCTACAGAAAAAATTGATACTAGAGCTAGAGGAAGACTTGCAAATATTAAAATACAAAACACCGCAGTAGATGAGACTTGGAGATTTGGTACATTTAGAGCAGACGTTAACCCTGATGGAAGAAGATAATGGCTAAGATAAACGTATATGTTCCTGAACCCCCTAAAGAATATACTGAAGAAGGATTTAGACAAATTAACCAAGCTCTGGCTACTGTTGAAAACCAACTAAATACTTCTTATCAACAAGACTTGAAAAACGAACAAGATTCGTTTAATTACTTTATGCAATGACAATAAGATATAAAAGCGAAACATTTGATTTAACTACAACTAATGTGACTACTATTTTAACCTGTCCATCAGACGCAACTATTATTGGTAAGTCCTTACAAATTGCTCATCAAGCTGGAGGAAATATTAACGTAGATGTATTTTTACAAAAATCTGGAGGATCAGATGTGGACATCGCTCATCAAAGTTTATCAGCAGGTTTTGATAATTTTATAAAATCTAGTTTAAATATGGAAGCAAATGATATTCTTAAAGTTCAAGCCGATACAGCAAATGAAATTACAGGATCTATTAGTTATGCTTTGATAGATCGTTCACAGGAAAATGGCTAGGAAATTTAAAGACTTTGTTGAAAGAGATAAGCCTAGGAAAAGACCTAGAAGACACTGTAAGAGCCCTAACAAAAAAAAGAAGTTGCAGAACAACAAAAAATACAATAGACAAGGACGGAGACAGAAATGAGTGATATAATTAAAATACCAGCAGAAGCAAAAGAAATTATTAAACACAAAAGGACTGGTAAAGTTTATGCTAGTAAAGATGATTTTAATGCTGATGTTGATGATCCCAATACTGACACTACTGTGGATGATTTTAGACAAGACCTCGAAATTAAAGTTACTAAAGTTACTATGGGAGCTGCCACAAAAAAATAATGCAACCTCGAGGCGCAACCGAAATTCAAATGGAGATGCTTTATAAGCATGTCTCTAAAGATATTTTAGATCAAATACAGATATGCACATCCATACCAGGTAAAGTTCCAATAGATCCTACTAAGATAAATATTCTTTGGCAAAAAAATTCTTGGGATCAAAATAATCTTCAACCTTTTTTTAGAGATAAGACAAGGCATAATGAGTATGATTGGTATGTATTTAATAGTCATTGGAATTATGAAAAGTTTAGATACTTTTTTGATATACCTACAGAAAGATCTGTTGTTATTAAAAATGGAATAGATAAATTTCCACAAAGAAAAATATATAAGAAGGGTGATCCAATAAAACTTATACATCACTGTACTCCGTGGAGAGGATTAAATGTAGTTCTTAGAGCAATGCAAGAAATTAAAAACCCTAATATTGTAATGGATATATATAGTTCATCGCAAGTCTATGGAGATGAATTTAAAAAACATAATGATGATCAGTTTAAACCTTTATATGAACAAGCAGAAAAATTACCTAATGTAAATTATATTGGATACAAACCAAATGAATATATTTTAGAAAAAATGCCAAGCTATGATATGTTTGTATACCCATCTATATTTGAAGAAACTTCATGTGCTTCAGCTTTAGAAGCATTAGCTTCTGGAGTTCATGTTATTACCAATAACTTTGGAGCGTTATACGAAACATGTGCTGAGTGGCCTGTATATGTAAATTACTCTAATAATTATGAGAGTATGGCCATAGCGACCGGTAATGCTATTGAAGTTGCAGCAAGTTATCTACATGAAGATTTTATACAAGATCATTTAGAAGAACAACAAAAGTTTTATAAAAGATTTTATAGTTGGAAGAAAAAAGGAATGGAATGGACAAGCTTTTTGAAAGGAGCCATTAGTGAAAGAAACAATAAATAAAGATACTTACCAAACTTTAAAAGAATTAAAAATAGACTCAAAACCATTTGACAAATCAATCACCCCTTTGTGGAAAAATAATACAAGTGGTGATACAAAACCCTACTCTATTTTTGTAGCAACTCCTGTACATAGTGAGTGTTCAATTCATTACACTCAAGCATTATTAGAATTACAAAAACTAACCTTTAAAAAAAATATACAAATTACATTTCAATTAATGAAGTCTTCTTTAGTAACTCAAGGAAGAAATTTATGTGTGTCAGGATTTATCGAATCTAATTTTACTCACATGTTATTTATTGATTCAGATATTTATTTTCATGCAGAATCTATTATTAAAATGATTGAAAAAGATAAAGATATTATATCAATTCCTTATCCCCTTAAAACAATGATGTGGGACAAAGCAATGGATAATATTAAAAATAATAAAATTAAAACAATGAATGATCTTAAAAAATCCTTTAATACTTATCCTATTAGAGTAGAGGATGATAAGGATATAAAGTTAGATAAGGGGGTTATGGAAGTAACTCATAGTCCAACGGGATGCATGTTAATTAAAAGATCAGTCATAGATAAAATGATTAAAGCTTATCCAGAAAAAGCTATCGTACAAAAGACCGTTATTAATGGGGAATATATTAATAAGCCAAATATGTGGAATTTTTTTGACACGATTCACGACCCTGAGACCAAGACTTACCTAGGAGAGGACTTCTCTTTCTGTAAGCTATGGAAGGATATAGGAGGCAAATGTTATGCCTATATTGGTGATACTATTGTACATATAGGTGAGCATCAGTATGAGGGACGGTTTGCTGATGAGTTGAAACCAAGCGAGTAAAATGGTAATATTGTCTATAATTAATTAATTAGACTATGGATCCATTTACAATAGCACTAGCCACTTTTGGCGTACAAAAACTTCGAGGTAAATCAACAAAGAGAGCATTGAGAGATGCAGCTCTATTAGGTGGCGGAGCATACGCTTTTGGGGCGGCTGCAGGAGCAGGCAGTATTCCAGGTGTTACAGCAGGACAAGGTTTTTTAGGCAACATTGGACAAGGATCTGCATTCAGTGGTCTTAAAGGTATCCTTGGACAAAAAGCAATGACCCAAGAAGCTGCTAAAACAGCTTTAGGAGAAGGTGCTACTAAAACTCAAATAGCAGAAGCTATGAAAGGTTCTGGAATTTTAGGAATGGATACAGGAACTAAATTAGTTACTGCATCAACACTACTTCCATTGTTAGCTGGTGGTGATGAGGATGACGGTAAAATAAAAGGCTATGACCCAGAAGATTATAAAAAAGCATATGAAGAGCAATCTGGAAAACTAGAAGGTGCTTTTGTTCCAGCAACAAATACACAACCTTCAATGGATGAAACAATTAGATCAGATATGTTTTATGCAAACCAAGGTGGACTAGCAACAGTTATACCAAAATTTAATAAAGGTGGTGTTAACTATCTACCATCTAAAACAGACCACAATGAAAACGATTATAATAATTATGTAAGAGCTGAAGGTTATGTAGAAGATGGCTCAGGTAATGGTGATAAGGATGAAGATACTATGTTAGCTCAATTAGCTGACGGAGAGTTTGTATCACGTGCTGATGCAGTATTAGGTGCTGGTATATTATCTGGTGGAGATCCTAAAAGTTATAAAAGCATGAGAAAAGCTGGTGCAGATTTTTTCTACGATCAACAAAAAAAATTAAAAAGAATTTACGATTTAGTTAATGACAACAAATCTGATACAATTCAGTAAAGAGGAGATTGATAAAGTATGGCCTTTAGCAAAAGAATTAGTGCACAAAGCTTGTATCAGAGCAGGAGGATTTACAAGTGAAGAGCATATTAAAGAACATTGTAAACAAGGTACAATGCAGCTTTGGTTGGCTGTTACAGATACTAATGAAATTTTATGTGTGGGTGTTACTGAAATTAGAGACTACCCTAATTACAAAGTTTGTGATGCTAAAATCGTCACTGGTAAAAGGTATAAAGAATGGTTTGATCAAATTGATAAAGTGGCTGAATGGGCTAAAGAACAAGGTTGTAAAAAAATGGAAATCTTTTCAAGGCCAGGTTATGTCCCTTTATTTAAACAAAAAGGATATGTGGCAACACATGTTCAAGTAGAAAAAGACTTATGATAAATATTAAAAAATTAAATATAAAAGAAAAGATAAAACTATTTACAGAGTTATATAAAGATATAGCAGGTAAAGGTATTGGTGGAGATACTGAACTTGCACATATAAATAAATTTGAATCAACACTTTTAAAAAGCGTTGGTGGTCAAGGAAGCATTAATCCTACTACAGGATTAAAACAATATCTTGGTGGTGGTGGAGGAGGCGGAGGTGGCTCCGGTACACAAACTACAATTGCAAGAGAAGCACCAGAAGTTGAGGCTAGAAAATTAGCACTTTATGATCAAGCAGCAGGTTTAGCTTCACAACCTGTATCTATTCCTGGTATTCAAGTTGCAGGTCTTTCTCCTTTAGAACAAGCAGGTATTACTCAAGCAGGTCAAACAGGTGTTGGCGCAGGAACAGTTGGAGCAGGTATTGGTTCAGTAGCAACAGGAATGCAAAACCCAAACATAGGACAATTTTTAAATCCTTATCAACAATATGTTACAAATGAAATTGGTAGACAAGGACAGATAGCACAAAATCAATTAAGTGCTTCAGCTATTGATGCAGGAGCTTTTGGTGGTGGCAGACAAGGAGTTCAACAAGCAGAATTACAAAACAGAACTTTACAAGCTATGGGTCAAGCACAGGCACAAGGTTTTCAAACTGCATTACAAGCAGCACAAACTCAAAGACAACAACAACTTGCAGGTGGACAAATGTTAGGTCAATTAGGTGCACAACAACAAGCTATGAGTCTTGCAGATATTAATGCACAGATGCAAGCAGGTGCAGTACAAAGAGGTATTGGCCAAAGAGCATTAGACGCTCAAAGAGCAACAGAATTACAAAGAGCATACGAACCTTATCAAAGAGTAGAGTTTATGAAAGGTATTATGACTAACTTACCTACTACACAGAGTAGTATTACAGCAACCACGTCTCCCGGCTCTAATCCATTAGCACAAGCAGCAGGTGCTGGACTAGGTGCATATGCTACGTATAATATGATGCAACCGAAATAATTATGGATAAAGTATTAACTCGTAAAATGTTTAAGGATAGATACTTCAAGTCTTTAAAGCCTGTTGTAAAACATTTTAATGAAGGTGGTTTAGGATCACTTACTTCAAGAGAAAAAGCTATTTATGCTGCAACTTTAGCGGGACCATTATTACAAGCTAAAGGATCTGGTATTGGTCCTGCATTAAGTGCTTTAGGAGAAGGGGTATCACAACTACCAGCTACAATGATTAGCCTTGATAAATTAAGAGCTGAAAAAAACAAACCTAAGAAAAGTATTAGAGCTGCAACTGCAGAAGAAAAAGTACAATTAGGTTATAACAAAGCAGATAGATTAATTGTAAATGTAGAGGGTGATACTGTTACAGGTATTGCAGATAAGCCTACTGCAGGTGAAAGAGAGAAAGCTGCAGATAGATCAGCTACTTTAAAACAAGCAGATAAAATTTTAAAATACACTGAACAGATAGATACAGGCCCAATTGCAGGAAGATACGCAAAAGTTAAAGCAGCATTAAACCTAGATCCAAGAGCTGCACAGTTCAATGTAACAATTGAAGAATTTAAAAAGAGTGCGATTAAAGCACTAAGGGGTGCACAGGTTGGTCCTTTAGAGGAAGCAAGTTTCAATGCACTACTACCCACTATCACAGATAACGATGATAACATTAGAGCTAAGGTAAATGTTATGAAAGAAAAACTTATGGAAATAGATCAAAGATTAGGTAGTGATGGTACCGTTACAGATCCTGGTAATCTAAGTAGCTATGCCGATGCGTTCCAAAAATTTGGTATCAATGTAAACCCTGAAGAATTATCATACGATCCTAAATTAGATATGTATGATTTTACAGGTGACAACTTAGTGTTGGTAGAATAATGGGAAAAATTAATGTTAGAGGATTAGGTGTTGTTGAGATAGAGGGCGATAAGCCTACACAACAAGAAGCCGATGATATAAAAAAAGCACTAACTACTTTAAATGTAGATGGAATATCAAATGCAGTAGGAGATGAAGAAGCACAAAAATATTCAGAAGGATCTAGCTTTGGTAGAATTTTAACTGAAGTAGGAGGTTCTATTTTAGGATCAATAGCTGGAGGAGGTTTTACTTTACCAGGTCTTGTAAGACAGGTTGGTATGAGAAGTATGCCTTTTATAAAAGCACTAGCTAAAGCATCTGCAGCGTCAGGTGCAGGGGGTGGAGCCGGTGCAGTAGTTGCACAAACATTTGACCCTAAAGAAGATATTGTAAAAGAAGTTGTAAGAGCTGCAGGAGAAGGAGCATTAGGTGAAGCTGTGGGTGCACCATTAGCAATTAAAGCTGCGCCAATCATTGGAAAAATAATAAGTAAGCCAAGACAATTTGCAGAAGTATTACAAGGATCTGAAATAGCTGAACAAGGTTTAAAAAATAAATCATATGAAATTTTATATGGAAAAGAAACTGCAGAAAATCTATCAAAATTAAGTCCTGCTAATCAAGCTAAAGCTATTAAAGATATGGTGCCAGATGATGAGATTATAAAAAAATATATGAAGGATAGAAAGATAAATCCTGATGAATTTGAAACACTTAAACGATCTGCAATAGAAGCACAAAAAGGATTAACTCCTGCTTTTAAAACTAATAATCAAGGTATTAATATTGCAGAAACAATTATATCTAAATCTATTTTAGGGGGTGCAGCATATGGTTCTAGATATAGAGCACTTAAAGATATAGGTGATAAAGTTGCTTATGATACTGTACAAGAATTAACAGAAGGTAGTTTAGCTAGAAATAAATCTGAAGTTGGAACTATGTTTCTAAATATGTTTAACAATGCAGATCAATTATTTAGAACTGCATCAGATTCAATGTACCAAAAAGTTGATGATCTACTAGGTGCAGCTAAAACAAAACCAGCATTAAGTATTTTTCAAAAAGTAGGGACTAGAAATAGTTTAAGTGAAACTGTAGCTAAACTTCAAGAAAATATAAGCCAAGGATTAGGATCTGGAAGAAGAAATCCAATAAGAGAAACTATAGATGACCTAGCAAATGATCTAGATAAATTTGCTGACCCGACTGCAGGAAACGGTTTGGTATCTTACAAACAATTAGCAAAGATTAGATCTGATGTAGCCGCTCAAAAACAAATATTAAAAACTCAAGGTGTACCTAAAGATGAATTATTTCAAGTAGATAATATAATTAAAACTATGGATGACATGATGTCTCCAGACTACCTAAGAAAGTCTGGTTTGAATCCTAAAGCTGCAGAAGCTTTAGAAGCTGCAAAAGAATTTTACGAGCAGGGTATGAATGTATTTGCAAGAGGTACAACTGTTGCAATATTAGCTAAAGCTGCAAATGCAACTGCAGATTTAGGAACAGTGTTTTCAAGAATTACTGATGGAGAGAAAACAGATTTACTAAGAAGAGTTTTAAGTGACATTGAATCACTTCCACAACTAACAAAAAACCCTGCGTTTAAAGAAGCTATTGGAAATGCTATTACACCAGCACAAGCTAAAACTTTAAAAGATAGTTTAAGAGGACACTATCTACAAAATATGTTAGCTAAATCATTTACAGAAGATGTTCAGTTTGGTGGTTTTTATAACATTAGAAAATTTACTTCAGCTCTTGATAATAATAGAGAAACTTTAGAATTATTATTCAAAGATAAAAGTGATTTAATTAAATTAGATAATTTAAAAACTACTCTTGGTTTTGCACAAGGTAGAATATCGGACATAAGTGGTGTACCTGGTGGAGTGCTTATTCAGCTAAAACAAGCTGGTGCTGCAGGTCAGGTATTACAATGGGGTGGAGGATTACTTTCACCTGCTAACGTTGCAGTTGGGGGTGCCGCAGCAATGGGTGGTATTGTTCCTGCATTAGGTGTAATCATCGCACCTAAGTATATTGGTAAAGCAATGCTAGATCCTAAGTTTCAAGAGTTGGCATTTAAAACTACAATTAAAGAAGTAGCTGAAAAAAATAACACACCAAAAAGAATGCAATCACTTTATAACCAAATGCTTGGACGATTAGTTACATTAGGAATTATACCAGAAGCAGAAGCAAAAGATGTTAAAGATGGACTACAAAATTATTTAGATGCAGTAGAACAGAAAAAAGAATCAAGTGCAGTACCACTACCAAATGTACAACCAAGTGACTTTCCTGTAATACCTCAAGGGAATACAGCTCAAGCACCAAGTGGATCTAATACTCAAATGGCTCAAGCACTAAACCTTTTTAATAAGGGAGGGATAGTCAGTGCCAAGAAAAGCTTCTAATAAAGATATACTCGCTCATCAAAGAATGGATGACCATGAGAAGTTATGTAGAATTATGCAAGAAAATACTAATAAACAAATTAAAGAATTACATACAGATATACATAGAATTGAAAAGATTCTTATATCTTCTACTGCATTTTTAATGACATCAATGATAGGAATAATTGTTGCCCTTGTATTTAAAATAAACTAAAAGACCTTGTGCGTCTTGTTAGAGAAAATAATTCATTTAGTATTACCGACTTAAAACTCGAAAAGAAATACGACTATCAAAAGTATACCCGAGACAATGACCTCGGCTCACGGCACTATAATGTTGGAGATAAAAAAATCCCATCGGTTACAACTATATTATCAGCTACACAATCAGAAGATAAGAAGGCAGGCTTAGATGCTTGGAGAGAAAGAGTTGGTTATCAAGAAGCGCAACGAATAACTAATCAAGCTGCAACTCGAGGAACTGAGATGCACTATGTACTTGAGAATTATATTGATGGTAGAGGTTACATTAATCTATCACCAGAGGGTGCCTTACCACGACTCATGGCTCACGAAATTGTAGAGAACTTAGGTAAGCTAAAAGAAGTATGGGGTAATGAAGTTAGTCTTGCATATGAAGATAGATGGGCAGGTGCAACAGATGTAGTTGGTTTATATGATGATCAACCTACTATCATTGACTTCAAACAATCAAACAAATTAAAAAGAGAAGAGTATGTTGAAGATTACTATTATCAAATTAGTGCATACTCATTAGCACATAAGAAACAATATGGTCCCATAACACAAGGACTTATCTGTGTTTGTACTAAAGATAAAGTTTATCAAGAATTTAAAATGAATGAACAAAAATTAAAAGAGTATGAAGAGAAATGGTTAGAAAGAGTTGATAACTACCATAAGACTAAAGCCACTTCTGAACCTGTTCCCCAAGAGTCTTAGCAGATAATTCAATTTTGTTCTCAAGATTGTGTAATACCATTTGATCAATAGTGTCTCTACAAATTATATCGATATAAGTTACTTGAGACTTCTGTCCTATTCTATGAGCCCTGTCTTCACTTTGTTGTCTGACTTCTAGATTATATGAATTACTAAAATAGATAACATACTTAGCAGCAGTTAATGTTAAACCATAACCACCTACTGTTGGATTACCAACTAAGAATCTACACTCATCATTGTTTTGGAATTTTTCTACTGCTTGATTACGGACATCTACTGAATCTTTACCATAGATAGATACAACTGAATCTACACCATAAGTCTCTGCTAATTTCTTTTTAATGCTTTCAATATTATGAACATAGTTAGCCCAGATAATACACTTGTCTTCTGTCTCTCCAATTATATTCATTAGCTCTGTAAGCTTTGCATTAGTTTTAAAATCTACAATGTTTCCTTCATTTGTTTTTACAAAACCATTAGCTACTTGTTGTAGTTTAAGTAGTTCAGTAAGTTTATTATTGTAAGACACCTCTGCATCTCTCAAGATCATTAATGCAGATTCTTTTAATTGTTCATAAGCTTTTCTTTGTTCATCTGGTAGATCTACATACCTTTGTACATACATCTTCTCAGGTAAATCTAAACAATCTTTTTTTCTAACTCTGTATGAAAAGTTTTTTAATTTATATTCTAACTCTTCAAGATTCACATAATATTTTGGTATCTGTATATTATATCCACCACGCTCTATACTAAACATGACTGCATACTTAGCTTTAAATACTGTGTAGTTGTCATAACCTAATAATTTTTTATCTAAGAATGCACATTGTGAAAATAAATCTAATGGTGATTTAGTTATAGGAGACCCTGTAAGTATTCTTTTGTATCTAGCAAGTTGACCTAATTTAATAATAGCTTTAGTTCTTGATGCTCTTAAATTTTTAATTGAAGTAGACTCATCTAATATAATCATACTTCTCATACCATGCTTTTGTAATTTAGACTCAAGCCATTTCTTACCAGATGCATGAGATAACGCTTCAACATTCATAAGAACAAATGTAAGTTTATCTGGATCTATTTTAAATGTTTTATCTTTGGATACTTTCCAAATGTAAATGTTAGTATCTTCTGGGCAATGAACATCAATTTCTTTTTTCCAATTTTGATAAACAGAATTAGGTGCAATAACAAAAACAAAATTAATTCTTTGATCTTGAAATAAGTATGCTGCATTATCTATAGCAACCTTTGTCTTACCTGTTCCCATCTCCATGAAGTATGCAAAATTGTAAGGTTTAGCCCCTTCCATTAATGATTGTCTTTGATGCTTGAAGGGTTCTGTTTTGTATTTATACATTGTAAAATTATTTAAATTATTTATTTGCAAAGATCAAACAAATAATATATTGATTCGACCAAGGAGGTTCTTATGGACTTAGAAGCAGAATCTATTGTAAATATAGATATGGCGATGTCATCTGACATTACCGA